GAACAGAGCCCAGTACTTAGCCGGAGTGTTATAAACGGTACCGTTAAACACATGGGCAAGAATCTTGTTGTCAAGATAAGTACTAAAACCAGACATGTTATTTCCTTTAGAAAATTTTATGTTTAAGAGGGAGCATCGTCTTCGACTGAGCAACCCAAGATTTGTAAGCCTTAGACTTAGCACGAGAGATACCCACACGGAACTTGCGAATATAATAGTTCACAAGGTTAGGCTTAGACCAAACTCTACCGGATAGACTGTGCAAATAAGCAAGTGCACCGGAAGCAATGGTCTCAGCCCAGTCCGTATACAGGAACTTAGGAATCTCATCAGCTTCTCGCGTAGGCTTCACAGCAGCAAGCATATGCAAAGCTTCTGGAATGTCTTCCATAGGTACACCTACAAGATGCATCACATTAGGACTTTCCATATAGAAGTACTTAGGATACTTATCCTTACGCAGACGCCAATTAGGAGAGTACGAGTCAAGGTCTTGCCTATTTGTTTTCTCTACTTGAAACTGACGAAGTTGTCCTTCAACAGTGTCACGGATAGTAACAGTGACAGGCATCACAATCGTAGCATCTTTGTCTACGATATTGATACCATACTTAGGTTCATCCTTAACAAGATCTCCACAATAAATCTCTTGCTGCCAAATAAGAGACTTCTCACAAAACTCAATACATGCGTTTCGCAGAGCTTCTTTCACCATAGCCACAGGACAACCATGCACATCAGGACGCACGTACTTGAAGAAGTCTTCCCAAACAGCGTTATTCAAATGATCAATCATTGCTGGGCTGTGCCTCCCCAAGATTCGTAGGTAGCTCATCAATCTTTGGCATAGCAATCACAGAAGCATTATACTCCTGACCCAAAGACTGATAAAAAGACTGAACGCACTGTTGTGCAATCTGCCTGTCGTTTGCAGAAGTACTATCAGTACTGTACGCAAGGTACAGCATATAGTCTACAATAGGGCCACGATAGTTGCCTATAAGTTGCAACTCTTGCTGCATAGCAACATCGTCATCCATTTCTGCAAAAGAAACATATGGTGCAGAGTAAGCCATCTCTACATAGACATCTTTATCTTTTGCTACCGGAGGGTTAACAAGAAACTGCCGAGGAGTCTTACGATCATACACAAATTCGTAGACAACATCAGAAGGAGTAGTTCGTCTCCAGTCAGAGAAATAATCAAGATCTCTACGTTCTACCTGAAACACAGGTTCACCGAACGTAAAGGTGTTATCCTCTTCCTTTGTAGCGTTACAATAGATGTCAATGAGAGCATAAGCATCATCAGGAATAGTCTGACGAATACCGGGGTTCAACTTCACTACGTCAGTTTTAACCCATACGTCAGGACGCATCATGATCAGCTTATTGATAGCATCATCAAGAAACTCAAGGTACTGGTGCTTTGAGAGTCGAACATAGTCCATATCATTATACAGAAGAGTTACTCTACTTATGATATCAGAGACTTTCATTATTACCCTCAAGTAAGCAAAATGTTAGACTAACTATTCTTACGCGGACGACCGGGGCCACGCTTCACAGGCATCGTCAGCTGGATGTCAAGAGCATCAGCTTCCATCTTACCAACCTGCTCAGGAGTGGGAACCACTTCTTCCGTCCCATCAGCCTGTTCCTCAACATAACCAAGGAACGTATAGGGATACGTAGGAATGTGCACTTCAACAGTAGACTGCCGACCGAACTCATCCTGCTGCGTCTGATAAGACGTAGTGTACGCACGGTCAATGCATTCACGAAGCATGTATTCAGGAACAATTACTTCCTTACCATAAGGAGCTTGGAAGTTCTTACTGTTCACAGAAGCAAACACATAAGGGCCAGCAGAAGGATTAGAAGACGTATGAAAGATAACCCGGCACTTACGTGCAGTCGAGTCAACACCAGCGTGATCCTGTCTCCAATCCATCAACAGACGAACAGCGTGCTTACGAATAAGTTTGTTGTCTTCCGTCAACGGAATGTGCAGGCCACGTTCAAAGAGCATATCCCGAATCTGCATATCAGAAGCAGAGTTGAGATCGGTGTCAGTAAAAACAGGAGTGTTAGCCATAAAGAATATACCTTAAAATTTAGTTTGTAGAGCTAGGTGTAGCAGAGCTAGATACGAGAAAGGGGAGAACCCCAAGAGTAGTTGTTCTCCCCATATGGGTCAAGGCTTAGTACGCAGTACAAGCAACTTCAGCGCGAACCATCCAAGCCTGATTGAGAATCACGCAGGTCTGCATGGTCTTCCAAGCAACATGGGCACGCTGAGCGAGCGGGTCAGATTCAGTGTGAGAAGGATTGATGATCACCGGAGTCAGAGACTCAGCACCCTTCAGGGGCACCAGACCATAGGCATCCTTCGCAAAGAAAAGGATGGGGTAAACGTCAGCCTTGGCACCGGCGGTAGAAACCATCGTGTCACCAGCAGCATTCATCTTAACACCACCAGCATTCGGCCAGCTCTTCATCAGAGTGGTGAAGAGGTAACGCACACCTTCAACAGCACCAATTTCATTTTCCCACGGAGACGTATTGCCATAGTCCTTCACGTCTTGGAAGTGAGGCATCGAGCGGATGTCAGCTTCACAATCGGGATGGCAGACAGCCACGAAGCAGGGAGAGATGGATTCAGTGTAGAAGCGAGGCGTGGACTTAATGCTATCGGTCAGGAAACGAGCCTTCTGGTTCTTCAGCTTACGCGTAATGCGACGCTGCAGGGGCAGAGAGATAGGCGTGTTCACTTCATTACGAGTAATACCATTCGCATATTCAACGTTGGTACCACCGAGCAGGACACCGATACGCATGTTTTCAACAGTTTCCGCAGCCTGTTCACCCACGATCTGCGTAACCTGTTCCATAACAGGGGAGTCGTTGGTATCGAGCAGAACGTCGGTCATGGTCACAAGGTTACCATACTGATGCACAGTGGCTTCAATGTCAGTAACCGAGAAGGTCTGAGCAGTAGGCGTAACACCTTCGATCAGTTCCCTCGGCGTGGCATCAAGAGATTCAAAGCGACGGAACTTAGCGGTCTTCGTGCTCTTGGTCGGCAGGGGATAAGCCTGACCAAACTTTTCAAACACAAGGTAGGGAAGAGCACGGATGAGCATCTTAGCAACGACATAGACATTAGCCATCGTGCTAAGAGTACCATCAGTAGAAGAACTGGTAGCACCAGTATGCATGATAGTATTCGGAGTAGCCATTAGATATAATTCCTAATTTCAAAAACGAGTTTAGCGCGTCCTTCTGCTACGTTCATACTCACGAGCAAGTTCATCAAAAGACTTCTCACGAGGCTTGGCTTTAGGCTTATTGCTTATATCAATAGGTTCCTTGCCAGTACGAACTGCCATAGCAGCGAGCACTTGTTTAACAATATCTTCAGTCTCAGATGCAGGGTTTGTCTGCACCCGAGGAGAAGAAGCCCTAGTCATCTGTGGCTTGTTAACGCCACGAGCAGACTTGTAGTCGTCCAGAAGAGAAATAACTTCCTGTGCTGTACCGTACTGATACACATACTTAGCACCGTTCTGCATCACAGGAGGCAGAGAGTTAATCCAAGTAAAGAGATCACCACTGTCCAATATCGCACTGATATCGGGGTGGGCAGCACGGATAGTACTGAAATGTTTATCCGCTTCGGACTGGAAAATCTGCTGTTGAATAGGTTCAACCCGAGTCTTAAGCTCAGTCTCAACGTTCTTCTTAACAGCAGACACCTTAGTGTCAACAAGCGTTTTCACTGCATTAGCAATTTCAGGATGAATCTCAAAGAGTTCCTTCACATTTTCAGGAAGTTCATCTGGATCTTCCTTAGTCTGTGCAGGCGTATTCTTTGTCTCTTTGAGTTCCTGATACTTATGAGACAGGTCTGTGAGTCTGCTAGCCCACAGAGCATTCTGTGCTTCAGCGTCACGCTTTGCCTTTTCATAAAGCTCTTTATAATTCAGAGGAAGCTCAGTAGTCTGTTGTTCATTCTGAACAGGAGCTTCTTGTTCTTGCTCCAGTTCTTCTGCAGGCTGAACTTCGTCGTCATCATTCTGGCTCACGACGTTTTCTTCTTCGGAAGGATCTTCAGGCTCACTCAGGAAATCATCAAACGAGGGCTCTGCCTTAGAGGGATCTTCGTAAGACTTCGCAAGTTCGTCGAAGGCTTCATTGAAATCTTTGTTGTTCTGATCGTTCATATTTTTATAACTAAGTTAGGGAGGGTTAATACCCTAAGTCCTAACTGGCTTGGCTCATGAGCAAGTTATCCGAAAGGGGCTCGCTCCCAAGTTCCAGTACATCCAAGAGCTTTTGTACCATACGTAGTTCACCGATAAGTCGGTCTACGTTATCTGTATTATCAGGACTTAGTAACTTACTATACCGTTGGCTTCTAAGAACCTTCAGGTAAGCAACTATATTTTTTTGTAGATCGGCGTTGGCCGTGAGCCTGAAGGCTTTCTCCAAGCTCACACGCCTACCGTTAAGTGGTGTATCAATCATATTAACTCTGAGGATACGCTTGTTCAGGCTGGCTAATTAGAGACATATCTTCACGAAGCTGTCTCAGACTGTCAATCAAAGCCGCAGGGCTAACACCTTCAGACCGTGCAGTCTCAACCATATCAGTCATCCACTGACGTTCTTCCTGAGCTTGCTTCTGTTCTTGCTGCTTCTGAACTTCAATCTCCTTATCAGAGTACACCAAGTTATCATCAGAAAGATCAAGGGCATCAGCAATCGAACGGATAATGTTCGGACGCTTAACAGTACCAAGATCAACCTGATTGTTAGTGATCTGTGCAAAGTTAATCAGACTCTGTGCTCTGATTTCTTTAGCGATGAGAGACGAAGTACCGCGAGCTTGAACAGCATAGTCACCCTTAATGTCAGAGTCACTATTGAACTTCATGTTCCAGTGATACATAGCAGAGATAAACGGCTTAGTGATGCCATCATCAAAGTTCTTAACCTGATCTTTGATCGTAATGTTTGCAGAACCCATCAACATAGACAGGCCAGAAGCAGTACGACCAGCAGCACCAGAAGGTTCTCCCCACATCTGACGAGGAATAGAAGTAACTTCATCCCCATAGCTGCGGAAGAGTTCAATCATCCGTTCAAATTCAGTAGTATAACTGGGAAGCTGGAAGACACGGATAGCAGGATTGGCAGCATCAGCTCCTTCACCTGTACGCATCCATACCTTAAACGGATAGACATCACGAGGATCTTCGTCTTCCGACATAAGGTCAAGGTTTACTTCAATCTGAGGGCCAGCAGAGATAGCAGCATTGTCCAGCATAGCTCTGAACGCGCTGTTAATCAGCTCCTGAACATCAGACATGATAGACGGAATACCTTCACCAAAGATAGAGGTTTCGTCTTTGTCATAATAGTAGAAGAAGTAAGGCCACTTAACGCCTTCCATAGGCATGAGAGACGCTTTAATAACGTGGTCACCAAGTACCCAAATGTTTGCAGCCAGTTCTACCTGACCTTGCATACGTTCAGGAATCTCAACACCCACCTGATTCAGATCATCAGCGTCCACAAAACCCCAGAACTCAAACACTTCATACTTCTTAGAGTGAGCAGCGTCAGCAACACCGCTATCGATTACATCACCCATAGAGGTAAGTTGGTTCTCAAAGTCTTTCTTCTGATAATCACCTTCAGGATTCTCAGCAACATAAGTAGAGATTACATCTCCATTGAAGTCTGATCTCTTTCCGAGACCGATGACATCGTGCTTATCCATCTTCCGTCGTTGAATGATGTATCTACATTCGGAGGGGCAAGTAGCTTCCATGTCTGGGTAGATATCCCATATGCGGACGTTTTCGATGAAGGGTGTGATGGAGTCATAATCACAGAGTATCCACTTCTCTTTGTCTCCATTCTTTTCCTTCTTATAGTACTGACGGTTTTCAGAGATAGAAACAAGAGGCCCTTTAAGAATACCAGTACCATACAGATTACCAGAATGCATAACATCACGCATAATCTCACGGTACTTCAACTCAGCAAGCTGATCTTCGATAACCTTAGACATCTTTCCAGCTTGATTCTTAGCTTCATCCTGCATAAGAACATAGAGTTCTTCAGGGCTAATCTGCTTACCTTGATCCTGAGAAACAACTTCAAGGATAGCAGCCTCTTTCTTCTTGCTGAACTGTGGCAGTGGCGTAGGCTCAATACCCCAGTTCTTATCTCCATTCGCAGGGAACAGCAGGTCAGACAAACGACTGTCAACAGTCTTGACCTTAGTTCTTGTCATACGAACAAAAGCTTTACTACGTAGAGGATCCATACGTTCAAGAACTTCAGGAGAGTAGATACCTTTGTACTGACGAAGGGCGTTCAACCACTTCTCTTCAATAGTCTTACGTGCACTGTCCGATCGATCAAATGCTTCACGAACAAATGCAGCCAGACCTTGGGGCGTTTCAGACGCGCCTTCGGTATCTTCTGCACCGGAATCTTCATCTACCTGCATCTTGTCAGAAACTTCCGAGAGAAAGTCCTGTACATCTTTGTCTTCAGCAGAGTCGATTACAGTTCCAGAACCGAAAAAATCTTTTTCAGTCATGATTTTTAGTAGCCTCCAATCTGGCTAGCAGCACGATATTTACGTTGTGTGTTAAACAAAAACTTCTTCTCCCGCTTATGCACATACTCCATCATTGCGTACTGCAATGCGTCATGAACGTGAGAGAACTCGTTCTTAACAGGAGATGCTTTGTAGAGAACACCGTTAACAGTTTTAGATTCAGCATATTTATATTCTGATACGAAGCCTTTTCTTAAGGCTATACATTGAGGCCCAAGCTTGAATCTGCCCTTTAACCGAAGGAACTGTGCAACGGCTTCAAATCGAGGAGTCCAGTTGTTTGTCTTAGCTAGCTTAGCAGGAAGATTACATTCTTTCAGTATCTCCATGCCAGACTTAGCATCGTTCATTGACCGCTGTGAAGTAGCAGGGTCACACACAACTCTAAAGTTATTTACAATCCAAGGATACTTAGATGTGATCTTAGGCCAAAGATGTTCTTCACAGAACTCTTTGAGAGAACAGTTGTCTGTGCAGATCTCATCAAACACAATAACTGTACCATCAGGGGCTTGCTGTGTGAAAGCAGCAGAAGGAGTCAACCCTTGATCCATTCCTATGACAACAGGCACACCACGAAGAGGAACCATCTCTTCATCAACATGGTGCTCAAGATCACTGTAATCCTTATAAACAGGTTTACCTCGTTTTACTTCACCATAGTTGTTAAGCACGTTGACGTTGATAAAGTCTTCGTCTGCACCCATACACATGGTTTCATAGTAACCTTCATCAAGGTTAGCAAGGTTCTCTGCTTCAGGATTAAGAACATACTTCCCATCTACTTTAAGCATAGCTGGAGGTTGACGATAGAAACTATGTCCTTCTGGTTTATCTTCCTCTGCAAGGCGATATAACCAGTGCTCAGTACTTACGGCGTTGTAGTCAAGTATAATAAATGGTCTGACTGGGCCGCCATCTTTCTTAGCAGGATAACGTTTAAAACGTGTCTTGATAAGCTGAAAGGTACCTTCTGTAAGTTCAGATGCTTCGTTCAAATGAGCAGAGGTCACTTCCAACGAACGAAGCTTTTCAGCAGATCTATCATCATCGACAGCAATGAACACGACTTCCATATCAACGGTCGTACCATCAGCTAAAGGATACTTAATCCTGCCGATGATGGGGGTAGAATAAGTAATAGTGATTTTATCTTTAAACCATGACAACCACGTTTTAATGGTGGTTGACTTTAGGGCAGGGTACGTTGCGCGGACAACGAGGTGTCTGCTGTGCCTGACTCCATGTTCGTCTGGTTTCTGGCGCATAGCATTAAAGAACGCTTGAAAGATACAACCAGAGGACTTGCCAGATCCTACTGGCCCCATCACAAACAGAAAAGGATTCGGGTCACGATGAATCTTTGCAAACGTGGGCAGGACTTGATAATCAATATCCATAACAGTCCTTACGCAGTTTCTTTCGCCAGATCCTTGAGTCCCGCAGGAGCAGTCTCTTCATCAGGGAAAGAGATGTTAACGTTAATAACTTCACCAGCATTCGGATTGAAATCCATAGCTTTCATCTTCGGCTGGTAGTAGCTCAGCAGTTCAGAGGCGATCTTAATCTTCTCTGTACTGTTGGTCTTAGCGGACCTAGCCAAATGCACAAGTTCCTTGATAGGATCGTACCCAAATTCAAAGCGAAGACGACGAAGAAGTTCGTCTCCCTTGGTACATCCCTTACCGTCAGGAACAACTACAGAAGGACTAGGCTTCTTCAGAAGGGGCTTTATAGAGTCTTTCTTCATCAAGGTCACCTAAGTCAGAGCGGTCAAGCAGGGTAGCTATCTTCTCTGCATATGTCTTTAAAAGGAATTGGAAGTCACCAGAAGTAATGTCTTCACGGATCTTACAGAACTCTACGATAATGAAACCAAAGACATCTTGATCATCAGACACAAGAGGAGCAAGAGCAAAAGACACAGCTTTGTGTGACTTCAGCAGTGTATATGTAGACATATCAAACTTACGCAGACATTCAATGTTCATGATTACTTTAGGCTCTACACCAAAAGCAGCGTTAGTAAGATATGAGAAAGCAGACACAGGCAGGTTTAAGAAATCAGCTTGTGCCGGTTTAAGGCCGGGACGAACAGCTTCGTGTGTGCAGGACATCTTTGCAAAGTCAATACCAGACAGGTTTTGACACCCGTTATGAAACTGAACAACTGCAACTCTGTCTGCATTTAATTCAGACTTAGCATGTTTAAGCTTGGTAAGAACACGACTGTTCATATCAATGAGTGATGGAAAATCCTTTGCAAACTTTTTCGCCTTACGGGTAGCTACACGCTTAAGGTAAGTAGATAAAGTTGCACATTCATAGATAATGAATGCAATTCCTCCCAGCATCGCAAGTGATATATAGTCAGCGTCTTTTACTAAGCTTGACAGACCGTTAACGATCCCTAGTAAAATTTGACTATCCATAACTTTTCTTTATTTGCCTCTTGACAAGAAGTCAATTAGTGATTATAGTATTTATGTATACTATAACCTATTATATAGTATAATAACTATATATATTTTGTCAAGGGGTTATAGTAAAAAAATATATAAAAGTGAAATAAAATGTCGATACTGCTAGAAAAAGACCGTAGGAAATTAAAGTGGCGGAGGAATCCTATACTGAATGAAGACACACCTGAACCTTATAAGATTCCTAACTGTAGGTGTCAGGTAGGTTTGTCAGAGTGTGAAGTAGAAGGACAGTGGGACAGAGGTTTGTACACAAAGGGTGACCTTGTTAATGACTTGAACATCTTCTTTAATTACCTGCCAGAAAGTGAAGTAAGCAGAATGGTTAACGTTATGATCTGGTGTTTGTCTAATGGTTTAAAGAACAGAGGAGGTATCGACCTTAAAGACTTTGCAGTCATCACTGTTGAAGAGAAGACGTACAGCAGACCTTTGACACAAGTAACACGTGACTGCTTTGGTGTGACTAAGCGTGTGTCCCGTGCACCTAAGAAGAGGTACTTTGTCTTTAGAGAGTACCCTCAGCTTAAAGCTGTAGTTGTACCTCGAACACCTGACTTCTTCCCCGGACATGAACGTACATGGTTTACATGGAAAGTGTCTGCAACTAACCATCCGTACTACTATGCAAGACACTGGCGTAGAGGTGCTTTGTATATGCAACAAGTCTTTGACAAGACGTTTGAGTATACAGGCTACACAGACGAGTACATAGAGATGGCACAGAGTAATATCATAGAACCTTTTGGTACAGAACGTGAGCACATGAACACAGTTCACCTTGGCTTTGAGACACCACCTTACGTCAAGGCAGCTTATACAGATGAACTGATCAAGGTACCCCTTAACTGTGTGTCAAGTAAATACTTTACAAGTAACAAGGTCAAGTACGATGTCATGTTTGGTAAGATGACTAAAGAAGAAGCAAGTAAACATCTTCTAAGTAAACCAAGACAACTAGCTATAGACAAGAAAGAAGACTAGACGCAAGAAGCCCCCGGCTACAACAAGTACTATGCAAAGCATGGTCAGGTGTAGTACGGGGGCTTTCTTTATGGTCAGACTTGATAGGGGCGCTCGGCTCTATTTCACAACTAAGCTGTGCTTTCTTCTAATATGTCAGAGAGATACCAAGTTGAAAGAAGGTTGTACCCCATCGGGTCTTTCCTTTCCTTATCCTTCCGGCTACGTTCACCTATCCAACCGGCTTGTCTTACCTATCAACCAACCTAAGCAAATCAAAAAGATACAGATAGTATAATCATTCTTTTGCTGTTTGTCAAGGGGTTTGAGAGAAGAAAGTTTAAAAAAGTTAAAGAAAGTTTCATTCTGTCGCATCTTCACTTCGTGGTCACATCTCCGATGCTCAAGGGGAGGCCGGGCCGGTTACTAGTAGCTACTCCTGACTACTGTTGGCTACGTATGATGTAAGATGAGGGTAGCATGGTGAGTATACCTCCTAGACTTGTTCTGAACATATAGAACTATGAGATATAGAAATGATTATGATGCAGAGTCTACATCAAATCTCATTACATTCGATTATGATGCAGTCATTCAGCTGGTAAAAAGTTACGTGTGATGTCTGTGTCAATGGTACCCCCGTGCCCTCGCTCTGTCCCACGGGTAGGGATGGTACCCTCTCCCCCTTGTGAAAGAAAGTACAATGTGACTCCTAATGTTTCTAGTGTTACTCCTAGCAGTGTTGGTAGTCTACGGTCAACTTAAAAGTACAATGATTACAGTAGGTTATGAGATGTTTGTGTGGAGTCTAGGTTAGGTTGTGAGTGTGGTTTTACCACCAGAACCTGCCAGCAATGGTAATCAATAGCATTAAATAGATGCTAATAGTTATCAATAGCAACTAATCGCTGAGTGCTGTTAGGCACGACCATCCAAATGTTTTCAAAGGTTAATCAAATCATATACTTATGGTTAGCATGGTACAAAAGTGTAAATGATTTAGCATGTTTAGGCATAGGTTCAACTTATTGTACTCATGCGTTCCAAAGGTACAAATGTTTGAACCATGGCTTAAGTACCTGTAGTACTTATGGTTCCGCACATAGTGCGGGGTCTATAAGCTCCACAAGCACCTGCCGGCGCGCCTAACCTGTACAAATTCTTGAACTTATAGGATAACCAATATTCAATTATTTCAACTACTTACGGTTTGGCACAAGGCTTGCTATATAAGAGGCATCAACGGGTCACAAGCCCATACGATACAGCTAGCGTAGCTAGCGCTACTGTACGTTCTTTTGAAAAGCTGTTGAAAAAGTGCTTGACATAGCCGAAAGACTCATATAGAGTCGCATCAACAGCTTGAGAGTTCTTTCAAAAGCTCATAGCGCGTTTTTGTTGAGTACATGCTTTTGTGTATGTATACATTCAGTTACCAGAAATAGGCCGCTGTTACATGCCTTTGGGTATGCGTTGCTTGCGAGTGCTACGGCATTCTAAAGAGTAAGCGTGAGCCGGAATAATGAGCCACAAGAATGACATACATACACATACGAAAAAGGCAAAAAGTACTTGACAAGCGCAACGACTTATGAGAGAACACTCTCAACGAAACTTGGTTTTATTCACGGCGCTAGCTTAGTGCGTCGTCCTGCTAGGATTGTAGCACATACACAAGTTACAATCATGCCAAGAGTTTAATATGACTCTTTGGAAAATCGGATTGCAGGTTTGCGTTGGATGCGCGTAAAACTCACCTTGTCTATGCTACCTTGCAAATTGTGCCTTGAGTGCGGTTTGCTTGTTAGTTCAAGGTAAGAAGTGCTCCGATGTACAGAAAAACGAGGCTTGCTTATATACTCCTGTAACTACAGGTGCGACGTATAAGCAAGGGGACGGAACAAGCTAACTGGCGGCCTTGTGCTTTTGTGCAAGGTAGGTTAGGGGCAAGTCCTACTTACAGCAAGCCTATAGTTTACCGATAAACCGTAAACGGCGTTGCAGATTTACAACCTAGCAATGCGATAAGTCGGCTCAAAGGGTAGACTGAAAGTAACCTTAGAAAAGTTACAGCCGTAGAGTATTGGCGTTAAAAGGATGCGTTCCATCCTGCGTTGGAAACAGTACAACGGCTATAAATAATAGACAAAGGTGTTCCGTCTGTAAACAGTTTGACAGTTGCAGGGGAATGGGGTGCCTTGGGTGCGTTATGCCCTTGCAACCAGTCAAATTGTTTCACAACTTTAAGGAGAACATTATGTTAAAGTATCTTTCTCAACGTTATGTCAATATGCTCATGAAAGGCAACCATTCCATGGACTTTTACGAATGGGCAGGTCACGTAGCTTATAAAACTCAACAACTTAAAACTGCCGTTGAAGAACAGCAGGCGCAAGCTATGGAGAAACATCATGCACGATAAGCCACAAGGTTACAAGAGGCAGGCTAATGCCCTGAACATTTGCAGGAATCAAGGCATGAATAACCTCTACCAGACGGAAAAGGAAGACCTGCGCTATAGTCCGGTTTGGAACAAGCGCGGGGAATGTGTAGGTTATAGAAACCAGCATGGCCAGTTTCTGGACACTAAGACACTTCTATGGTCTGATTTTGCTGGTACTATCAAGCGCTATTCTGACTTAACACTAGCAGAACGGAAGGTATTCTTCCCTGTTCTCCCCGGTCTGGCAGATGTGCCTTTCCTGTATGCCGAATACGGACAAAACAAGTCCGTAACTGGCAAGCATGGCAAGCATATCAACATCCGTAAGGTACGTACAAGCGAACGCCCACGCGCTAAGTATCGTACCACAAACGTGGGCACTGGTGAGTCTATGGACAAGCAAGACGGTTACGCTTGTGCCCTTGTGACTCTGGACAAGCCTCAAAAGGTTCGGCGTCGTGTTAGCCGTCATGCTAAGGTCGTCGTGCATACGGAAGACGATTACGTCATGGTTACAACTCGGTCGGCTCGGCGTTTCCGTTGATTTATACACAAGAGGGGAAGTTTACCTTCCCTTTTTGCAATAAGGCAATGGATACTAACAACTAAAAGGAGTGTTTAACATGCTTGCAATTTTTCCTCTTGAGGCTTTTGTAGCTCAAAGGTTTGTCCAGCGTTTGATAGCTCAGGCTTATGTTTCCCATTCGCCTAATAAACAATGGGAAACGCAACGCGTCCGCGAAGCCTATAATGTACGTAAGGTGTGCGTAAAGGCTTGCAGAAGTGCTATCAGCTGGCGCTCCCTTAGCGTCATGGCTTGGCTTGGTGACTACTAAACAATAACCTTCAACAATAAGAGGTCTTACTATGAACGCTGCTATTGCTACTCCTATCGCTCCGGTTACTGCTGAGATTGCTACGGCCCCTGCCAAGATTACGGACTGGACTGAGGCAGACTTCCACGCTCAGGTCAACGTCTTTGTGCATTCCCAAAAGGAATTCGTTAATGGCGTCACTCGCTGCACGCTTTACGCTGTTCGTGCTGCCATGATGAACAGCAACAACCAGCCTTTGAACTACATTCTCGGCAACCTCTCGGAAAAGCTCCGCCCGGCGTGGACTTCTTGGCTGTTCTACTTCGCGCCTTTTGCCTTGTCCGGGGGCAAGGACGCCACATCTATCACGCTTGACGATGGGACGATTGTTGACCTCAAGTCGTCCATCAAGCTGGTCGCTAAGCGTTGCGACGAGTTATGCGACGCTGCCGAAATTGACAAGCTCGCTCGTGATAAGGGCGGGAACGTTAACGACCCCGCCGGCATGATGCGCTTGTGCGACTACGTGATTGGTTCCCTGCGCTCTGCCCCGCGTTTCGATGCATGGAAGCGTGAAAAGTCTACCGGACGGGGTGACAAGCCTTTGACCGAGGAAGAAGTCAGGGCGAAGTACACCAGCATCACCAACAAGCTGAATAAGCTGTTGGAACAGGCAAAGGCGTCCGGTGTTCATGATGTCCGCAAGTTCCCCGGCATTGAAGCCCCGCATGGTCTAGACTACTACATCCAGATTCTGGAGAACGCGGATGAAAACGACATGAGCGAAGACGTGCTTAACAAGGTGCGTCTGCTCAAGGGGGAACGTCTGCCCTTTACGTCCCTGCTCAAGATGGTGTCTAACTGCGATACCACAAACCTGTCCGCTGAAGAGGAATACATCTACAATACCCTGTTGAACGCCGCTGTTGAAAAGGGTATCGAACTCTAAACCCCCTACATTCACGTCACATTGAAGCCCCGATAGGCAAGTTCTTATCGGGGCTTTTGTTGTGCCATGAATCTAACAAAGGAGTAGACAACATGGGAACTGTCTTGCGTCCTGTCTATGATAACAACACCACGCTTGATTCATTCAGGGATGCCGCTCAATTGTATGACGGTCAATTGCTTACTTTCTATGAGGCACGTTTGCTCTGCCTCTGCCTAGGTGTAGACCTTCAACCGATAGACGAAACCTTTCTGTTTAAGGACTCTGACGGTGTTTCGTGGTGGCTGTACGCTGAACCTGACAGCACGTTTACTGTACAAACGGAGTTGTAAACCATGCCAGACATCAAACAGTTTCTTTCAAGGCGTTACCTGCGCCTTGTAGACAATCTGTCAGAGTCCTTTCTGTTGTCACCGTCAGTCTATACGGACTGGAAAACTCAACGACTGATTGAGCTCATAGAACAAATCAATACCTGTATTATCTACAGACTTTATTAGCTAAGTATCTAAGAAACAGGCTGGACATCAGCTTGTTTCAAAGGATGCTTATTGCATCCAGTTAAACCATAACTGTCAAGGCTACATCCTTGAAAGGCAGTGTTGCTAGATGGAAAAAGGTTTGTCTCAACGCGGTGACGTGCATCCTTTGTCCTTTGTATGGCAGAACGTGTGACGGTAAGCCCGAACATCCTCTTGACGTACAGGACATTCCTACTACGGAAGAGGAGGATGTACTTCTCGAACTGCGCTTTGAGCGAGACTGTTGCTCGTTCTAGCATACATTCTTAAAAGCCCCGGAGTCTTTCGGGGCTTCCATAGGAGGTGTGCTTATGATTAACTGTAACTATAAAGCTATCGTTCATGGTAAGTATCTGTCTGAGAAGACCAAACGTATTAAAGGGCATATGTGTATTATCAAGAAGTTCTACTTCAAGACAGCTATGGTCAACTGGGTTAGGGAACAGATCAACATGCCGAACACCAAGCCCACCTGTGTACAGTTCTTTGTCAAAAAGAATCATGTCTGGGAACTCAAGGCTAAAGTTCAAGTCAAGATACCTATCAACCAACGAAAGAAACGCACTCTTATCTGGGGGGGTCAATATGTTTGAAATCCTTATCATTATGCTGTCGTCGTTCGGTCTTGGTTGTTGTTCCATGTTCCTGTTCCGTAGGTATCTGGACAGGAGGAACATCTTTCGTTCTTACTATGCACAGGGCTTGTTCCTCGTGCGTAACTGGGGGAGGCAAACATGAAGTGGTACACTAACCCGACGTTCTGGTTGTTCATCTTCTTCCTTGGCATGTGTGCCATCCTGTTGTCTGGTTGTGCCAACTGGTCGGTACGTGGACAAGCTGAGTACTCAGCAACCCAAGCCCTGATGAACTGGGCGTCGTCAATCGGCCCTCTGCTCCGCTAGGATTACCAAATGTTACAACCATACCTTGACCGAATGGTTAGCAAACTGGCTACGGATTGTATGGCACAGCGTGCACAACGATTCTTTTATAAGGATTGGTATGCACAGAACTACAACTACTGTTATGACCACATCATTCAGCTTAGTACCGTTATGTCACAGCATCCGTACATCAAAGGCAGGAGGTTTTTGTGGTGGCGTATTGTAAAAAACATATTCGTGCTGGCATTCTATGCAGCGCAGTCTTGCTTGCTGTCCTGCCTTCACTGGGCTATGCGGAAACTGTAAAAGACTTCCGTGACCCCGAAGGACGACTCTTTGAAGACTATCGGTACTTTCCCCCGGCACTAGTAGCTAGAGCTAAGGTGCTGTTCGATGAAGGATACTTCATGAACACTGACCTGTACCGATTCATCAAGAAAGAGTACGGCTTTCAGGCGGCAGAGGACTTTCGCTTCTGGTGGATTCGTTCTGAACTTATTAAACATCAGGAGAAGTAATGAGGGCGCACGCAGTTGAGGCTGCGCTCAAGTGCCTCATTGCAGAGTATCCTGCTGCAATATTCTACGCTTTTGTCTGCCCTACTCTCAGTCTACAGCACTTTGATGCTCTTACCAGATACGACAGTGCCTGAATAACTCAGGCGTCATATACATAAGGACTTCAACATGGAGGTAGACTACAAAGCTATCTTTGATTTCATGCTCAGGTCTGGGCTCTGTGCTGAGTCCGACCGACCGCAGGCTATGGAACTTGTGGAAGACTGGCTTAACATCTACAAAGAAACAAATGAACAACAAGGAGATACATTTTATGGGAACACCTGTTGGTTCTGCTATTCTTGACAACGAGATTGTCAAGTTCTTTGAGGAACTGATTGAGTTCTATGGGCACGGCAGTCCGCAGGCTCGCATCATTGAACGTGTCAAGCGCAGGCTGGAACTCGTACCTGTTGGTGATAAGTACGAACGCCTGTGCCCCACGTGCAAATGTCCTGCGTGTGGCAAGACCAGATCGCAAGCCGCTGCCATCGCTCGTGAACGTCAACGCCGGGGCAAATCCAAGTACGCTGAGCGTAAGTATCCCGGCATGGGGATGGAACTGTCACAACCTGACGATGACATCCCGGTAAGGTCTGTCGGCTTCTCTGTCCTCGACATCGGAAAGGCTGAGGCTGATGCCGTAGCCTACGTCATGGGCATCGCCCCTTCCAAGCTGGGCAAGTAGCACCTGCTACTGTACCATATACACAATGAACTGCAACCATCAAACAAACGGAGTATCTACTATGTCCATGCGCAACATCTTCAAAATTGTCCTTGATTCCAACACTGAAGCTGGCAAGCTCGTGACCGCTCGCATCGCAGGCAAGGCTGCGAAGGAAGCTCTCTTCGCCAACCCCACTGTGCTGCAGGGTGTGCTCACGTCCTCCGCTGTGCTGACCGCTGCGTCCCTCGCTGACCCGGACACTGCCCACGGCAAAGCTCTGCACTACCTCGGCCTCGGCATGACGATGGACTCCGCCGATGAACTCCTGCGTGTGTGCGACGAGGCGGGCGTGTTCCAGATGAAGGGCACCGCCGAAGACAGCGCAACGGCTGACATGCAGGCTGTGGTCTCCAAAACCTTTGACTCCAAGCCTTTCCTCCAGATGCTCGGTGTTCTGCCCAAGGGTGACGGCACCAAGGAAACCAAGCCCCGGTTCTCCACGCAGGCCAAGCCCGCCGGTGTCACTGCCAACGCCATCGAGAATCCCAACAAGATCGAAGCCAAGGAAGAAACCACCGCTGAACCTGTGTCCGTGAAGGTCGGCCCCGAAGTGGCTACGCCTGTTCTCCTGCCCACCAAGTACGGCAAGGATGCCAAGACCGAGAAGCCTGTGCTGCGCTGCGCCTTTGAAGGTTGCGGCAGTGTTCTTCGCAAGGTGGCTGAACAGAAGCCCTTCCACCTGCCCACCGACAAGGACACGCAGAAGTACATCACCGATGATGAGCGCAAGCTGGAAGGCAGCTACCTCTGCAAGTTCCACCGTGACGTGGTGACCAAGGCCATCCAGAAGCGGAAGAACGATGACCGCATGAACAAGGTGCGGGAACAGCGTCTGGCTGAAGCCACTGATGAGCTGACCAACGTGGAAGCTGAACTGCGTGAAGGTGAAAAGGCTCTCGCTGCCAGCGAAAAGACCATCAACAAGATCACCGACCCCATCATCAAGTCCGGCGCCGAGAAGGCCGTGGAAGAAAAGCGCAACAGCATCCAGAACCTGCGCAAGCGCAGCATCGCCCTGCAGAACAAGTGCAAGCAGATCTCCGAAGAGATCGCTAAGGCCAGCAAGTAACACACTGAAACTCACGGAGGTATGTAGTCTATGAACAAAAACAATGAGATCATTCTCGACATGGAAGCGGCACATGAACCGGTTGGCTTCGGTGCTAAGGTCATTGGCCTTGCCAAGAGCGTGACCAGTTCTCCCACCATGCACCGGCAGATCGACAAGACCAAAGAAGCTGGTGTAGTTATCACCAAGCTCGCCGCTGGTCGGCTGGTTCTGAACAACGTGACCGATGTGATTGCGTCCGGCCTGCCTTGGGGCATGGGCGGGTTCATCAAGTCCAACCCGCTGAACGAAGCTCTGTTCAAGTTCAGCTTGGCTCAGGCTCTGTCCATCATGGGCGGTGCGTTTGTCTCGAACGTAGGTGAAGACGATCCGAAAGCCAAGTACTTCCTGACGGCCATCGACGCGGCCACGCTTGCGTCTGTCGACGCTCTGCGTGAAGCCTCCGGCATTGAAGAGTTCATCATGTCCAAGATTCTGACCAAGGATGTGATGGACAAGATCAAACCTCTCGTCAACACCCATCCCATGTAACCCATAACAAGCAGGGCCGGGGCAACTCGGCCTTGTTTGGAACTAGGTTGCAAGTGAAAGGAGTAAGGCAGACACTGTCGTGTACATGAGAGCAAGCGCAACTGGTAGGTTGCAGCCTCCGCACAAGGTACGCTCCACCGAACGTGTAGACTTAGGGTGGCTAATGAATTGTTGGTTAGGTAAACGCTTTGCAAACTTGTGTATCAGAGTGAGGTATAGAATCCTCGATGGCTGCTGATACTGTGCTCAATGTCGGCACATCAAAGCAAACTACGGATACACAACTTGTGTTTTGGGTCGAACACAGAGCTAGTGGATGACGCAAGTAACATGAGTACCGGCTAGCCATGCCGCGAAGTTGTTACTGAATATGGCAGGTAAGATAGTCTAGCAATGTGCATCATGTCCTTCATAAGATCAACTTACTGACTACAAGGAGCCAGTCATGTTTGATATACTAGGAGAACTCATGGTGTCCAGCCCTGCAGTGCGACAAGTCTATCTGCATGGTGGTGCACTGGTGGTTGGCGTGGGACTGTGTGCTTTTACTCTGGCACGGTATAGAGAGTACAAGTATTGCAGACACGTGTTGACGGAGGAACTTAACAAGCTGTACTCGATGGGTATCATCATGAGAACCGTTGCGTTCACATGTGAAACCAGCTTGGTGATGGCTGATCTCATCGAAGCTATGGCTACAACTAGGAGTAGATGGTATGTCTTACACCTCGTTGTTCGGTCACTGCGAAGAACCCCCGTAAAGGAAATGCTGCTGGATGCCTTGCACGCAAACAAGGTACAACCTCTGACTGGACTTAAGAGGCTCAAGGCCCTGTTTACGTCAGCGTTCTAGCTTCATATCTTTAACATCTACTCGGGCTGAGGTTGGCTGCTCTCTGCTAACCTCAGTCCGTTTACATAACAAGGAGAAAGTTTATGGCTACGTATCATGACAAGCTGGACTACTGGTCTCAGAAAGACCCTTATGCTCCCCCTCGATTCCTTCCGAAGAAGTCACCTCAACTCACCGAAGAAGAGGTGGAAGAGTGGAAGCTGAAGAACGCAGGTAACTTTATCACCTGTCCTAAGTCTGGCACCAGTCTCTTGAGAAGCAACTGTGGCAAACTGCTGATGTGTTATCAGCAAGGGACATGCTATCATGTGGACTACACCAACTTCGACAAGAACCTGCAACGAAAAGCATACGACTTCAATGGGTAGCAGGGTTGAAGTGTGATAGGTGTAGAGTCAGGGATGTTCCTTGCCTCTTTCCTGTCACACTTTAACAAAGGAGAAACTTATGTTTCGTTTCCTGAAACCCCTTGTGTATGCGGTCATTGCCACGATCGCCGGTTCCTTCGCCTACAAGGAAGGGAAGCAGGCTCTGTTCCCCGCTCCGGCCTCCGACCAGACCATCGACACCAAGCCGGTGGAAGACAAGAAGGACTAGTCCCCTTCTTTAAACCTTAACTTGGAGAGGTTGTCATGAGTGTTGATCAGGATGCGTTAGACATCCTATGTGAAGTCTTCGATGATAGGATCGAGGATGTCATGTCAAACCGTGACAACCTCTCCTACACTCTGTATGATGACGATGGCTACCCAGTTGGTGCTGCTATCTTTGACGAGTTCAAGTCTGGCGAGCGTGTCAGATATGTCTACGTCTACTGGATTGGGGTGCGCTACCGTGGTGTAGGTATTGGAGGACAGATACTTCGCACCTTGCACCGGCAGTACCCTGAACACTGGTTCAGTTTGAGTACACTCAAGTCGAACACAGATGCTGTCAGATTCTATCAACACCTAGGGTATCAGATAACTGGAGACTTACCCGGATGTCCTAGCTTCTATCATCTCCAGCGCAAACCTGAAAAGGAGTTCACCTCATGAGCGGTGATCAGAACAACAACCAGAACCAGCAGAAACAGAAGGGCGGCAATCAGAACGGCCCGAAAGAAGGCATCACCATTGCCACCTCGGTCAATCCTTCGCAGTCCGGTACCCTTGGCCAGCAGGTTCAGGGTGCCATTGTCACCGGCATTGGCGGTGCCATCGCTGCGTTGGCTTGCGCCGGTGTGCAGAAAGGATTCGACTGGATTGTTGGCAAGTGGACTGGTCGCAATGTTCGCCCCGTCTTCAACGTGACTCCCACCGGCCCCGCCACTGGTGGCTCTGGCAACATCATGCAGGAACTGCACACTGTTGCGGGAAACAATCCCGATGAAGCGAAGCGTGCCATCCAGTCCGTGGCCAAACGTCTCGGTATGCAGATCGGCCAGCCTGCCCCTGCTCCCGTGACTGTCGACGCTGGTGTGGTGGAGATGACTCCTCCCACTCCGGCCCCTGCTCCCACCGTTGCTGATGTGGTTCCCAGTGATGCTGCCCTCAAGGTGGAAACCAAGCAGCCCAAGCCTCAGCAGCAGAATAACAAGGGCGGTAAGAAATGATTACCCGTATCGCTGGGTTTCTGTTCTATACCTTGATGACCGGCCTGTGCGCCATTACCACTGTTGGTTATGCCAACGATGCGGTTAAGGCCCTTGACAAAAAGAACTAACCTCTAGCACATAGCAGGACTCATACGTACTAGGTGCGACTAGTCGCGTAACGGGGTCTTGTGTAGAGACAGCACCTCCACATAAGGTTGTCTTGTGTGGGTTGTGTGAGTCCTGCTATGCATCTAGGGATTAGATCAATGTGCTATTCACCTAGCGTTGCCGACGCAGTACAGTCATGTTTACCAAGTCTAAGCGTATACTTGTGACCATGACCTTTGGTACTCATCACGTTTCAACTCACGAGGTTTCTCATATGTGTAACTGCACTTCCTGCTTCTGCTCCATGTCTTCCTCCATCGTCATGCCCGCCCCTGTTCGTCCTTCTGTCAAGCGTGGTGCTCTGCTCCGTGCTGTCAGCGGCGAGAAGGTCGGTGACTTGTACATGCTGGTGCGTGAAGCGACTGGTGTGTTCGCCAAGGACGCCGCCGGTAACAACATCGGTGCCCCGAAGAATCTCTTCAATCTCGTCAACCTGACGAACGAAGGGAAGACTCGTGTGTCTCGGCCCCAGCGCAAGCTGGTCTGGGGACATGACGAAGTACCGATGGATGTGATCGAGCAGCACTTTGGTTTCCAGATGGTTCCTGTTGCTGATAACATCAGCAAGATCGAACCTCTGCTCAAGGGCGTAGGCATGAACCTTCACGCTGCCAAGATTCGTGAAGAACAGTCTGCCTTGATGTACCGCCTGTTCTAATCTTTAAACCTGCTGGCCCATGTGTACTCTTCTATGATGGTAGCTGTCTCTGTGTGAGACAAAGTCCTAACGAACATAGTGCACATGGGCTGGCCTCTTCGGAGGTTTGTATGTCCATTGATCTGAGTAAGCAATGGCCATCTCTTTTGTCTTATTATGTAGGCTTTCCTGCTGATGGAGCTGGTACCTACATCGAGAACATCTACAAACTGAGCAAGCAGAACAAGGCTAATCTGGCTGCTAAGCTCGGGCTTCCTGACACGCTGACTGTCGAGGAAGAAGTAACAGTTGATTTGAATGAACGCTTTGCGTTCTCTTATCAGCTTGTCTGTATGGTCATGCCGGAAGATAAGCAGCCTACGTTTGACGAGTTCATCACGAACAGAACGTCTAACCAAATGAAGCTGTCCAAACGTATCTTGTCTTATGCCAAGACCAACAGCAATGTGACCGCGAAGATTCTTCTTAGCGGATTATATTCCAGTACTTTTCGCATGAAGCTGAACAAAGAACTGCCGAAGGTACCTGATGCCAAATCCTTTGTCAGTAACTCTGACTGTGCTGAGGCAGTTGTGATCACGCAGGACTACGAATACTACTCCGCCATCATTCAGAACATCTACTCTGAGATTGCGTCGATCAAGAAAGCGACGTATGGTTTCAGCATGGATATGTTCACGATGCTGTCGGCTGGTAGTAGCAGCAGCTTCTCATCGTGTTTTACGGTTGGAAGGTTCAACAGTAAGGGGCCGCTTGACATCACTCTCTGCCCCTTGACTGGTGTAATCTACAACCGCCAAGGAAAGAACATCACTGGCAGAGCTTGGGTTGTCTTTGACAAAGACTTCAACAAGTTTATCGTCATGAAGTCTTATGGCTTTATCGACGACGCCATCATCAAGAAGGTGTGTGGTTGGTTGTGTGCCCTGCTTGACGATAAAGCAGACTGGTCATACACAAATGGAAACAGTGAAGATGTCTATCTTTCACTCGACTACAGACCAGAAGGATGGTACATTGACCCTGTTCGTATGTTCTTCTTCTCTTCAACGTCTGACAAGATCAGGAACATTGATGTGCGAGGGTGCGTAGAAGCACCTTGTTTGTTGTGCGGTAAGTATCATACCACATCAACAATCATTTGCAGTGACTGCGAAGAAACAAAGCTGACCAACTGCAAGAGGTGTGGCAAGCGGATGCTTAAAACGGACAGCAACAAGCTGTACCCACTGTGTAATAACTGTGTGGAGAAGGTCACATTCTGTCCTGTCTGTGGTTCGATGATGCGGGAAGGCAAAGCATGTCCCAAGTGTGCATGGAATAACATGTGCGCTATCTGCGGCACCAAGTCTGACAAGAAGCTACAGTGGATTGAAGACATCCCTGTATGTGAACACTGCATCAGTATCTTGCACAAGACTACCTGCGAATGTTGTGGTTCTCACGGCTTGATGTATCCTTATCGTGGCCATGCTTTGTGCAACAACTGTTACCAGCAGTTGTCTTCTCTGCCTTCGTCAACAATCAGTAAAGCACAGGTTCACATCAAGGCCAGCATCTTGCAGAACTTTATAACCAGCAATCCTGATCTCAAGATTAGCTGGAACGTCAGCGAAGGAGACGCTAATGAGCATTGAGAGACTCAAGACAATCCTTCGCATGACGGATGCGGAGGTAATACAGAACATCATTGGTACTCTGACGAGTTCCGACTCTGGGTACGAAGTATACACTGACGACGAGAACTTCGTCTTCGGTATTCCTACAACTGATACCATATGTCCTGTGCTTTTGCAGGCGCATGTGGATACAAGACGACACGCCTCGGTGGATGAACCTCTCATCTTGTGCACCGAGTACGGAGTCATTACGAATGCCAACGGTATCCTCGGCGGTGATGACCGCTGTGGTGTTGCTGGTATTCTGGACATCATTGAACGCCATACCAGTAAACCATTCGTTCTCTTCACAAACTATGAAGAAACGGGTGGCAAAGGCATGAAGGCTTTCCTCAAGACTGGCTACCTCGACAAGTTCGTCGACCATATTTATTGTGTCATTGCCCTTGACCGAAGGGGACACAATGAGTATGTATACTATAGCCCCACGTTACCGAGCAAGCTGACGTACTTCCTTGCCAAGCTCGGTTACTATGAGGCCAATGGTTCTTACTCTGACTGCTATGATCTTTGGATGAAGCATGACATCGCTCATGTCAATCTGTCGTGCGGTTATGGTCGGCAACACACAGCCGATGAATTTATCTTGGCTGAAAGCTACGTGTCTTCCATCCTTCGCGCTGATCGTTTGATGCAAATGATTGACGAACCCTTCCGTGTAAAGGAACGCTTCACGTACCGAAGCGGACACGGGTACTCGTCTATCGCTTACCCTATCCCCAAGCCTGCTGACAATGCTGGTCAGGGAACTGCTGCTCTTGAAATAGTGGGCAGTGAAGAGCTTGCATCTGACGATGGCCCTGAATATGTTCAAGGAACTCATATCCATTCCCCTGTTCACATGCCTCCTGAAGCGGTGTACGCATACTCTGCGGCACCGAAATGCTTCGTGTGTGCGCGAGACGACAGACCGATGGAGTATGATACCAAGAATAGTTTCTTCATCTGTGAAACGTGCAAGAAACAAATCATGAAACACTTTGACACAGTGACAGTCCCCAACGCTATGGCGTACTACGACATGCTTGAGGAAGTCCGGGCCAAGAGCCGAGAGGCTAACAGGAATTTGAACAAGGCAAAGCTCAAGGCCAAGAGTTCTCTTCCTGTGTGTCCCGGATGTGGTGACAATCACCATGTCATCTGGTCGAGGAAGGACATAGGATTTGTATGCACGTCTTGCTTTGAGTACCCTTCTACCGATGGATACAACGGTAAGTTCTGGGTACGAGGAGACAAGAAGTTCTTTGTGAAGACTGTGAATGGCAAGCAAATGGTACTGGTGACAGATCTTAAGGGTGAACACCTTCTGTCAAGTGAAGAGCTGTTGAAGAGCAGTAAGCTTCACCAGTGCGCTGTCTGCCATGAGCCTCACATCTCCTGCTCTTGTGAAACCATAGGCAAGACGAGAAAGGTAAACGTATATGTTTGCCCCTCTTGCAAACAAGAAGCCTTGGATACACTTCTCAATGACAACCTCCCTCCGTGGGACTTGGACTAGGAGGATTACAACATGATCGTACCACGTCGTCCTGAGATTTGCAATCCTTCTATTCCCGGATGTGAACTCAAACTTCCTTTGTACACGGAAGAAGAACGGAAGCGTATTGAAAACATGATCGACTTCCCCGGTGAATATACCGCAGACGATTTTCGTTCTGCGCTTGACCTCTGCTTCAAGCGTAGCACGGAAGCGGAAGCTTTCATCCGTTCCCTACACGACTACACCCTTCGTCTGAAAGGGGTGTGGCATAGATGGTTGGGTGCTCTTCGTCCGACCGTTGTTCGTAAAAGTTAGCGTAGCTAACGCTACTTGTAAACCTTAACACGAGGTGCTTATGCGTAATCGTATCAAGCAGTTCTTTGGATGGTTGTTCAAAGGTATCAAAGCCCTGTGGCAGATCGGTTGGAAGAAGATCATGGACTTCGTCACCAACATAGAAGCTGCCAATGAACTACTTGACAAACTGGAAAAGAATGATTACGTAATCATTCCTGAGAAGATGTCAAGGGTTCACAAAGCTGTCTCTCTTGTGTCTGGATGTTGTCACAGTTTCTTTAACAGATTCCTTAAGAGGACTGACAAAGAACACAAGCTGCTTGACATTGACATCCCTAAGAACTGGATGCGAGGGAAAAGAAGACGTTTAAGCGACGTTGAGCGGCTTGCTCTCTAGGAGAGGTTTTAAGCCTCGTTTACTATGAGGATGACCTATGAGTCATCTTTTAAATAAACGTGTCTTAGAATCAATCCTCGTGCGTTTAAACGGTATATGAACCATAACCGAGGGACGTAGAAATGTAATGCAAACAGAACACCAACAACAGTCCAGACATACTGTGTGTCTCTGACGTAAAGGCAAGACATGAACTCATGCTTAGAGAGAAGACAAACTGTCTTCGACAGTGGCATGGATGTATCAGCTTGTAACCATAACAGAGATGCAAGAGTATGACTGTTAGGCGAGAGGAGCTTGAGAAGTTCCTTGATTACAATGCACCTATGGACGTGCCAGTAAGACAAGCCTACTGTCCTTTCTGTGAACCAGATAAGGTAACCAGTCATGGCTTTGTTGTGACACGTAAGAGGAATGGGTTCAGTATGTGGTGTCATAGGTGCCACACTAAATACTGGTACCCAATTAAAAGCCCATCATCTAGCGCGATCTTAAGTGAATTGCATCGAAGAGCAGTGGGCAACAAAGACAATGCCAGTGTCGTAACGAAGAAAGTCACTCTCCCGTCAGACTTTACAGCTGACATTCCCGCGTCAGGTTTGCTGTGGTTACGTACCTACGGCGTCAGTGAGGATGAGATACGCCGGTTCCATTTTGGATACAGCCCCAGACTAGATAGGTTAATCCTTCCTGTGTTCCGGGATGGAGAGCTGGTCTTTTGGCAGGGCCGCAACCTTTCTTCAGACACATCCAGACCTAAGTACATGAACGTGAGATCACAAAGGTCAGATATCGTTCTGTTTGTAAATAACCAAACATCGAAGGTCGTACTCGTCGAGGATATTCTTTCATGCCTCGCAGTAGCTAGGGCCGGTGTAAGTGCTGTTGCTCTACTTGGAAGCTACGTGAAGATGGATCTTTTACGTGATGTTCTGGCGGACGCAGATATAGATTGTATAAAGGTCTGGCTTGATCCCGACAAAAGACAAGAGGCATGTAAGTACGCAAAGCAATTGCGTGCACTTGGTTACAGTGCAAGTCCAATTGTGCTAGCACACCAAGACCCTAAGTGTTATAAACCCGAAGAAGTCCAACGCTTCATAGGAGGTGTGACATGTTCGGATTCGGAAAGAAAACCTACGATGGGCCTACGTGGAAAGACGTGTCCATCGGTGTGACCATCGGTAAGAAAACCATGAGCATCTTCGAGATCATTCGTAAGTTGTTCTGGAATGTGATCAACATCATCAGCAACGCCCGATCTATCTGGCGTACTTTGTGCAAGGCGGTTAAGGAGGTGTGTCATGCTTAGCTTCAACGATAAGGCTGTCTCCTTCGTACAGTCTTTTTCCTCCTCTGGTTACGACATACAGCGCAGCCTGTCTCGTAAGCGTAACCAGCTGTCGAACTTCTACGACATGGAGCTGGCTATGTGTGACTCGTGTGGCACGCTTTTTGCAGACAAGCTCAAATCGATGCCGTGCCCTAAGTGTGGCAGCACTAACGGCAGGAGTCATTCGTACAACACTACGAGTCTTGGCTATCTTGATAACATCAGGATGAACTCGTTCACCTACGCGATGGCTGCCTAACAAATGTGCAGACAGGTACTTGACAAGCAGGTATTTGATCTTATACCTATAGTACTATAGGTTACTTAACAGGTAAACCTAAAGATAAAACCTTTAGGTTAATATATTAAGTATCTTAATAAGTATCCTTGACTTTACTTAATTAAGTATTATAATATATCTAAGTATATCTTAGCCGTTACTTAACCTTACTTAAGTATAATATCTTAAATAACCTACTACGTAAATACCTTAATAAGTATAATATCCTAAGACTAAACCTAACTCTTAATTCATAAGTACTATAGGTAACTAATGCTTTGAACATTAAGACTATATTATTTCTGAATTAGAAGGTTGACCTTAACTCTTGAACAAGCAAGGCATTATGAACATTGAGGAAATCTCCCTTGTTTTGTTCTTGTTAAGCAAAGAAAACTTTGACAAGTATTTTAAATTCATCTTTGAGTTGAACCTTGAACTTGAAACTAAGAACTTTCTGAAAACAATTCAGGAATATTTCTCTGAATATCCTGATAAAGAAGTCCTTAGTGTTGAAGAATTACTTGTTTTCTTTTCAGTGAAGCACCCTATCTTGAAGAAGAGAACATCTTATTCTGCTTACCTTGAGCGTTTAGGTTCAACTGAGATTGATAATAAAGTACTTGAAGAAAACTTAAATCACTTCCTTGAAAAATATTTTGCAAGTGAGATGGTATTTAAGTTGACTGAAGTTCTTGACGGTGATTCATATTCTGTACTTGACGAAGTACAGGAGATGTTATCTGAGTTCAATGAACGCAAAGTGAAGCTTAACAAAGATGAAGACCAACTATTTGTAAAGTCTAACTTGACTGAACTCTTACAAGAAGAAGTACATGAAGCTGGATTACGATGGCGCTTGTCCTGCCTGAACGAAAGCATCGGAGAACTAAGAGGTGGTAGCCTTGGTCACGTATTTGCTAGAGTCGATACAGGTAAGACATCGTTTATTGTATCAGAAGTTTCTAACTTTGCATCGCAGTTGAAGGATGATGAGGTTATACTTTGGTGTAACAACGAAGAGAAAGGCAAACGTGTTCTCTTTCGTATCTATCAGTCAGTGCTTAAGTGCAATAAGACTGATCTCATAAACTATCCTACTGATGCAGAAGAAGAGTTCACCAAATTAGGTGGGCACAAAATAAAAATCTATGACCAAGCTATCATCACCGTTGAAGATATTGAACAGTTGATGAAGACATATAACGTGCGTCTCTTGGTTATTGACCAAGGTGACAAGGTTCGTTTCTCTGGTGACAGAGATATGTCAACTGTCGATAGACTTAAAGCTGTGTACGGTAAGTTCCGTGAACTCGCTAAGTCATACGACTGTGATGTTATTGCTGTTGGTCAGGCGTCAGCTTCAGCCGAAGGGTTAAAATGGTTGAAGACTTCTGACATGGACAACAGCAAGACCGGTAAGCCCGGTGAGCTTGACTATGCAATTGGGATAGGAAAATCATTTGATGATGTTGACAATCCTGTTTGCAGTATTAGATATATATCTCTGTGTAAGAACAAGATGAATGAAGGTAAGCATGGCAGATATGAAGTAGTATTCAATGCTTCATGTGCCCTGTATACTGACAAGGCATCAGGTAGCTTCTCCGAAGTGTCGAAGTCCGACGACCAGTCTCCCCAAGGTTCTGGCTCACCTGAGATCAAGTCCACCTTCAAGTCACTCTTGTCTGAGATATATGGGAACCCTAACATGGAACAGAAGTAAACATGTCCGTATTCACTAACAAGGTTATTGCTCAGGCTGATATCGCCCTTGAAGAATTTGTTGCTAAGCTGGAAAAGGAAACTGGTATTGCTCTGCGCGACCTCTCCATCGTCGATATGCTGACTGCGCTTAAAGACTATAAAACTCCTGCAACGCCTGAACCGGGCGAGTAATATGTCTTATGCTGTCTTAGATGTGGAATGTTCCAAAGCACCAAGACATATGCCTTGGACAATAGGTTCATTCCTATGCTCTGTCGGCATCGAACGTCAAGACGGTACTTCTACTGTGTGGTTCTTCAATCCGAATGATAGACCACATGAAGAACTTCTTGCTGAAATCCAACAAGAGATTGACAGTGTTGACTTCTTGATTGGACACAACATTAAGTTCGACTTGAACTGGTTGAAGTGGATTGGTTTGAATGTCAAGGACAAGCCAGTCTGGTGTACGATGGTAGCTGACTATCTCATAAATGGTCAGCGTAAACTTGAGTATAGTTTGAATGCTGTTGCCAAACGCTATGGCTTAGGTCATAAGCTCGATGCTATGGCTATGTATTGGCAAGCTGGATACGAGACGGATGAGATTCCGTTGGAGATTCATGAAGACTATCTCAAGCAGGACGTACATCTTACACATGACGTGTTCAAGAAACAACTCCCGCTCATTGAGCGTGCAAGCCTTGGCAAGATAACGGAACTTTCTTTCCGTCTAACCCAGATCCTTTCTGACATGGAAGTATCTGGTGCAGCCTTCGACAAAGAAGAAGCTATTGCTTACTGTAACCAAACGCGTGAACAGGTTAAAGCAATGGACAAGACGCTGGTCGAACTGGCTGGTATTGACTTTACTCCCTCCTCTGCTTCACAACTCAGTGCTGTTTTATTTGGTGGTTCTTGGAAGAAAGAAGTTCCTGAACTTGTAGCTCGTCAGCTAAAGAGCGGTAAGTTTAAGATCACCACACGTAAGACTAAGATTGAGATTCCTATCAAGGGACTTGGCTTTAAAGTTCCAGACGGCTGCTTGTCTAAGAAGACCGGCTTGCCTTCAACTGATAAGAACACACTTGATTTGTTAAAGTCTCGTGACAAACGCTCTGAGTCCTTCCTTCAAACACTACGAGATCAGAAGAAGCTGATGAAAGTAGTGTCCTCAATTGCTGGTTCTAAAGAAGAGAAAGAGGCAGGATTGATTGCTGTCATCGGTAAAGACGATAGGCTTCATCCTTCCTTTAACCAGTGCATTACACGTACAGGTAGACTCTCTTCTTCCAACCCTAAGTACCCATTGGGGTTGTAAAACTGGGTGAACTCATGGAAACCCTAACAGATGTCGCTGAGGGCAATCATGAGCCAAGCTTCAGTGCATGAACAAGCATACCATCTCTTAATCAACACAGCGCTTACATATCAGCAGATTGCTGATGAACTAAAGTCTAGTGCACATGGTACAACAGAAAAGGAAAGAACAGTCCTTTTTATACAGGTGGTATTACAATAGACAATGACGGCTATGCTCTAGTCTATAAACCTAGCTGGTTTACAGGAACACGCGGAAACTCTAGTAAAGTTTTTGTGCATCATGTTGTTGTTTGCAAAAGAGACGGTATGACAAAGGTTCCAAAAGGAATGCACGTTCACCATATCAATGGTGATAAACTATGCAACAAGGTTTGGAACTTAGCCTTGTTAAAGTCTGGTCAGCACAGACATATTCATGCAATACTGAAGAAGGTGCAGAGACTAAGTGCCTATGAAGACATAGGACAGCGCCCAGCTTGGGTAGACTTACTCTTTAAGTACTGTCTACTCATGATGATATAGTCCAATTACCACAGTAATGTGGGAAGTATACTTAGCTGATCAGTATACAAAATTTGAGAATGGCCAAAACTTCCCTAGAGGTGGTACCAGCCCCATCAAAACATTCTTTAAAAGCAAACAAGGGGTT